TTTTTGCTAAATATGGTGACCAGCCATTTTCTCGCAACACCTCTGGAGGATTTTTTTCTTTTTTCATTCTGCCTAATGTATTTATCGCACAGGATTTTAAACCTTCCTCGTCTTTTATATTATTCAACCTAATGTCTCTAACCCAGCGATTCAACCCTTCAATGTTGGTTCCAAAGCATTTAAAACTTAAAATAACAGATTTTTTAAAAAGGGAGTCGTCATTAAAGAAAAATCTCAATGGCGTTATTTTTGTTTCATATGTAATAAAAATATACAATGAGTAAATGAATGGAATGTATAACACAGTTAAAAACAGCGGAGTTAAAAACTCCATTAAGTTCAACAAGGTAAAAGTCTCTGTTGGAGATGAAAGGGAAACAAAGAAAGAGTGTAAAAAGTAAACAACGGTAAACGTAATTGCTATGAACTCAAGCAATTTTATTACTTTTTTATTTTCATCTCTTTTTACTCCAACAACAGTACCTATCCCTACGACTGTTATAACAGGCAATAATAAAAACTCAACAACGAAGCTGAAGCTTTGTAGTTCAAGGATGAATGTTAGTATAGCGCTTAACTTCAAATTTTCTATTACTTGTTCTCTAAAGTAATATGATTCATTCGCTATCTTTTCTATCTTAAATATAGTAACCAGAGCATAAGTAAAAAACCATATTATAGTGGTTTTTAGATTCCCTATACTCCAAACACCAGCGCAATATAAAATAGACGTGCAAAATAAGACCCACACTAGTGATAGTAGCAATATCGTTATTATCTTTCTATTTTTTAATGAAAATAACAGTGGTGGTAGCGACTGCCGGGTAGATTTATTATAAATAATGGCACACATAATTATGATTACCCATGCAACTACTGCATACTCTCTACCATTCATATCCATGTGAGCTCAACTTCTCAGAGTTTTTATTTTTCCCATAATATTGCCGCTCATTATTTATTTCAATTATAAATTTTTTCTTTCATTAACGGCCAAAACCGGCTTTCGCCGGTTCTGGTTAGTCATGCTGCAGGGTCGTCGCACTTCGGCAGCCAGTCAGTGCTGCTTTCTTCCGTCAGGTCAAGGTTGGTCTGCATCCCCAGCTTTGTACGCCGCTTCATGTAATGCTGTCCGTATTCCCTCATAATGCTTTCCAGCGACAGGCCGAACATCTTCATGCTGAGCGGATTCTTGTACCCGTTGGCCTCCATATAAGCAAGATAGGCGTGATAAAGGTAACGTCTGGGCTGAAGCGGCCTGATACTGGCGTTCCCCATGTAAAGGGCATTTGGCTCCGGCGTCGTGAACAGATAGCCGCAGAAATCCACCATCGGGTCCGCATCGCGCTTGATGCGCATGGCCTCGTCAGAGTTCTGCTGCGACTGAAGCAGCGACCGGGCCTGCTGTGGCTGACTGAACTGCTGCATCAGCTGGCGCACGATAACGGCCAGCTCACCGCTGATTTTTTCCTTCAGTTGCGGGTCGCGCTCGTCTGCCGGGATGATTTCCGGGAAGTGGAGTATCACCCGGCGGCGCGACACGCCCCCGCTGCGGTCAGTGAAGCGCATCGGGTTGTTGTTCACTGCCAGAATCACCGCCGGAATGTGGGTTGAGTAGGCGTCGCGGTACTTCGGGTCAACGGACACCGCATCGCCGCCGGTAATCGCCTTGATGCCCGAGCCGTCGCCGCTCCACTTTTCCTGGTCGGGCAGGATAATCAGCGAATACCCAATCACAGCCGCACGTTCGCGCGACGACTCCAGCGTTTCGATGGTCGCGGAGGTGGTGTTGTCCGTTCCGGCCAGCATGGTGGCGATTTCCGCCATGATGCTCTTGCCGCTGCCACCGGGACCGGTGATCTCCAGAAACAGCTGCCAGTCGTAGCGGTTCGCCAGCACCATAAACAGAGCGGCCAGAATGATGTCGCGTTTGGCCGGGTCACGTCCGGCGGCGCGGTCGAGCCACTGCCAGAAGTGCGGCGCGTTGTCCGCCAGCGTTTCACCCTGAACGGGCTTTGTATAGTCCACCTCGCTGACCGTGCGCAGCCAGAAGTCTTTACTGTGCGGGCTGAAGCCGCCGGTACGGGTGTCCAGCACACCATTACGGAAGCCAATCAGGCGGCGCGCCGGGTCGGCCTGCTGCGGCAGCATCAGCTTCAGCGTGTCCACAACGCCCGAAATCTTGCCCGCCGAAAACGGCGCGCGCAGGCGCTGGAACAGCTTCGCCACGTCGCGCTCGAACTGCTTCCCGGAAATCACCTTCCACGCGCCGGAGCGGTAGCGGGACAGAATTTCCCCGCTGGCGTCCACGGCCAGCGCGCTGCGGTAGTGCTCTGCCACGCGCTCCGCCTTTTCACTGGCGCTCATGGCCGAGAATTCCGCCTCACTCATCACGTCGAACGGACTGGCGGCGGGCGGCGTGGCGGCTTCGGCCAGCGCCCGCCGGGTGATCTCCTCACCGTGCTGCATAAAGGCGTCATTCCAGTCACCGAACACCGGTGGCAGGGCTACGGCTGCATGAGAGGCTTCGGCCGCCTGCTTCGCCTTCGCCTGGCCGTCGCCGTTCAGGTCGCGGTCGGCGGCAATCAGCAGCGGCAGCGCGGCGTGCTTTTCACGGGCAAGGCCAGCCAGAGAAAGGAGGTTAACGGACGACAGGGCAATCCACACCTCATCCCCGGTCAGGTTGTGCACCGTCATGCCGGTGGCGTAGCCCTCCGTCAGCCAGATGCGCGCTGCCGGTTTGCCGGTGCTGAGAATGTGGCATGCGCCTTTTACCTGTCCGCCCTTCAGCGTACGCTTCTCGCCCGCTGCGTTAATCAGCTGCACGTTCAACAGCTGGCCGCCCATATCGTGCAGGGGAATGAGCAAATCACCGGCACGATAGGCCGTGAGTGCGACTTTCTGCGGCTTCGCCAGCGTCAGGCAGGACTGCTCCGGCCAGCCTTTGCGGGACAGGTAGGCGTTGCCGGTTGCCTGCTGCGCGGTGCTGACCAGCTGCCGGGCCTGCTTCACGGCGGCGGCACGGGCAGATTCGTTATCTTCGCCCGCGCTGGCAGCAGGCGAGTTGTCCACCGCTGGCAGGCAACCGGTCAGCCCGTTTACCCGCGCAGCAGCTTCGGTCAGGCTCAGTGAGAGGGCCTTTTTCACCAGGTCCATGCCGTCACCGGCACCGCACTGATTACAAATCCACGTGCCGCGTCCCTCCTGGTCGTCAAAGCGGAAGCGGTCGGTTCCGCCGCACACCGGGCAGGAGGTATGGCGGTTCTTCACCACCTTCACGCCCAGTGCGGGCAGGATGCGGGGCCACTGGCCCCGCGCGGCCTTTGCCGCGTCTGATACGGTCATTTTCATTATTCTGTTCTCCCTCAGTGCAGCACAGGCGCGTCTTTGAGGCGCCCGCAGAGTTCATCCATCACCACCTGTCCAAGAAAGCTCAGGCACGGAACCGACTTGAGCGGCCCGGCGGCCAGCAGGTCGTCGAGCAGCGCGCAGGCAATTTCCTGACCGCGCTGGCGTCCGTGCTGGCGCAGATAGAAGCCCTCAAGCTCGGTTTCAATGGCTTGCTCAAGGTGCGCCAGCGTCAGGCCGGGATAGCGCTTCTGTTCACGGCAGACGGTCAGCCAGGCGCAGGCCACCGCGCGACGCGACAGCGCGGACCGCAGCTCAGTTGAAAGGGGACGCGCGCTCATGGCTCAACCTCCCCGTTCATCCAGCCGTCCTGACAGCGGCTTACCACTCCGTCCAGCTGCTCGGTGATGAGGAAAATTAGCGAATTCAGCTGCGACTGCTGTGTGGCCGGTGGCTGCTCGTGGCACTCCTGAAGCAGAGTCATGTCGCTGATAAAACGTCCGGCGTTGCGAAGGTGCTCAAGGCGTAACAGGTCGGCGTGGGAAATGATGGCGTGAGTCATGTGCGCATCTCCCGGACCGGGAGGCGGGCTGCAAGGGACAGTATGTAATCGCGGGCCAGCGGCAGGCGGGCGGCGCGTTCGTCAGCGGCAACGGTGCGGAGCATGTGGATACGCTGCTGGCGCTCGGTACGGCGCACGGCGGCAAAGACGAAAACAAACTGAGGGTATAGGGGATTAAGAACCGCAGCCATAGGGGCAAACTCCTTTGTTAGCTTTTTACAGCTACCACCAGAGTTTCCACGCTCATGGGTGGCAGCCCGGACGGGGGTGGAAATACCGGCAACAAAGGAAACCGGCCAGCCCGAAGGCTGCCCCGCCCGGGCCACCATTACGCAGAAGGCACAGCGGAAACAGAACCGCCGCCCGAAAAATGGGTGCACATGGGCACAGACACAAAAAAAGACGCATGGCGCGTCTGGTGTCGCCTTTGTTTTGCTCGGGTTTCCACGCCCGGCTGCCGATTTTGCGACAGCAGAGAGACTGTACCAGGGAATGCCCCCGGCGCGCAAGCCGGGGGACACAGGAAAATGCAGCATGACGGAAAATCTCAAGAGTTGATGGAGATCATGCTGCACGTTCGTGACCGCGTGCGGCGATGCGTGCATTCATCCAGGCGCTGACCTCGCTGGCAAGCCACGCGACGTTCTTGCCGCCAAGCGACACCTGCCCCGGAAAAGCACTGCGGCTGATAAGGTCATAAATGGTTGAGCGGGACAGGCCGCAGACGTGGATCACTTCCGGCAGGCGCATAAAGCGTTCCTGGACCGGGAATGATACCGGCATGGCAGGGGCCGCCGGGGCGGATGAATGAGCGTTTAAAGTCGTGTGCATGAGCTACCTCTTAAGTGTCCGTGAAGCGCCGCACAGGTGTGTACGGCATCGGGTAGCTCTTTATTTTGCGAATATTTTTGCCGGTGACAACAACAGAAATCTGTCTGACCGGACGCACAAAAACCACACAAAAAATGCGTGTACGTGAATAGTACCAGACTGCACCAAAAAGTACTGATAAGGTTTTATCCAATAATTTTAGGTCCAATATAAGGAAACCTTTAAAACCAATCGTTCTAAAGAATTAATAAGGCCAAAAACCTGCTGATGAACGATGGTGAACAGAGGGTGAAGGATTACTTTTTTACTCTTCACCTCTTAATTAACTGTATTTATTATTTTTTTCTCTCTGGTGAAGAATAGTGAAGGATTTATATAAAACTGAAAGCTGATAACAGGCTTCAGTGAGACCTTTTCCTGGCTCGCCAGAAGTAATGCTTTTGTCTGGTCCGTCATACAACGCCCTCCGGTAGAAGCCGCTGTGCCAGACCCGGCACAATTGACTTACTGAAACCAGCCGACAGGAAACGAGATGGCACTGAAATGTCCTGAATGTGGTCAGGTGGCCTACACCCGCACCAGCGCTTATGAAGCGCCCTCCGTAAAGCGTACCTGGTACCAGTGCCAGAACCTCAACTGCTCCTGCACGTTCACCGCGCTGGAGAGCGTCGAGAAAATCATCATGAAGCCGCACAGGCCCGCAGCGACAGAGCCGGAACCGCAAAATGACATGCCGGTTCGTCAGCCGCAGACGCTGGG